CATGGCGTTTTGAGTCTGGCCTAGAGGGTGATGCAGTAGCTGATGAGCTAGCACGTTTTGCAAATGAGGCTTTCGGCTTTGATGGTTACTCAGGACAGATGAGTCTAAGCTTTGAGGATCAGCTTGCCTACCTTTTTGAGTTTGTGCCATTGGGCTACAGGTATGCTGAGGAAATCTATAAAGTAGGCCCAGACAGCAAAGGGCGCATTAAAGTATGGTTAGATCAGTATGCAGATCGTGAGCCATCAGCGCATAACAAGTGGCTAAGTAGAGACTCACAGCAGTTAGATGGTGTTATACAAAATATAGTAGGCACCACATACACACCCGAGCCTATACCTGCTAACAAGCTTTTACTGCTTACACTCAATAAAACAGGCTCTAACTTTGAGGGTGTTGGTATGTTGCGCCCTGTATGGTGGTGGTGGCGTACCAAGCAGAGAACATCTAATCTAATGTGTGTGGGGCTTGATCGGTGGGCTGTGCCTACGCCTAAAGTAGTAGTCGATAGATCACAGGCAGAGATGCAAGGGCTCACTGATGCAGATGTTAATGCTATGATAGATGAGGCAGAGGGCCAAGCCCAAGCCTTTTTAGCTACTGAGCAAAGCTATCTTGTAGAGAATAGTGTAGTTAAGTTTGAGAGCTATGAGACTAGCCCTTATCTATACTCGCAGGGGCCACTTGATATAATTAAGCTCTGTGATAGTCAGATAGCTTCAAGCTTCTTAACTCAGTTTGCAGACTTGGGTAATACTGAGACAGGTGCTAGGTCAGTAGGTGAGATACATCTAAGCATTTTTAGGCGTGCTGCTATCAACCTCTGTGATATTGTAGCCTCTGCTATCAGTGGAATTGATAGGCGTGGTGGGGGCACTATTGGCAGATTGATCAGATGGAATTATGGCGCAGTTGATCCATCTAAACTACCTAAGCTCACTCACACTGGGCTTGATACTGATGATCTAGCAGAGAGCATGGGGATGCTTCCACAGCTAGTACAAGCAGGCATCTTAACACCTGATGATGAGCTCGAGCGTGCTATCAGAGAGAGACTAGGCGCAGGAGACTTGCCAGAGGAGGCAAGTAGATCAGCATTAGAGCGTACCTCTACAAGTAAGGGCCTGAGTGCTTTTACTGAGCAGTTAATGAGGAGTAAGCGCAATGTCTAAAACACAAGCCCAAACACCTGCACCTAAAAAAGATCAGATTAAGGGTTCATCTAAAAACCCTAAAGGCTCTGCATCAGGTGCAAGAGGTGGCATTGAGATTAGCAAGGAAGCTGAGACAGCTATTAAAAACTTACTCGACAAGCATAATGATAGATATAATGCTAAGAGTAAGCAGGTGGATATGGGCATGCTTAAAGCTGTGTTTAGGCGTGGTGCAGGTGCTTTCTCTGTATCTCACAGGCCTGGCATGACTCGCACCCAATGGGCCTTAGCTAGGGTTAAAACCTTTTTAAAGCTAGTGGGCACAGGTGAGAGAAAAGAAGCTTATAACACTGATTTAGACTTATTACCCAAGGGACACCCCCAAAGGGTAGAGAAGAAAGCAGAGCTTTTAGCACCTGCTAAATACTCGCATATAGACTTTAAACCTCCACAGGGTGCACAGCAATCTGCTAAGCGTGCCCTTGAGGTGAGAGCAACTAAGCCACCATCACAAAGAGGCATGACAGCAACAGGCATTGCTAGGGCACGTGATTTAGCCAATGGCAAAACATTAAGCCCAGATACTGTTAAGCGTATGCTTGCCTATTTCACTCGCCATGAGATTGATAAAAAAGGTTCCACGTGGAACATGCAGGGTAAAGGGTGGCAAGCTTGGCAGGGGTGGGGCGGTGATGCAGGTTACTCATGGGCTAAGAAAGTAGTTAAACAGATGAAAACAGCAGATGAAAAAACCAATGCACTTAGAGCTTATGGTGAGGCTGTGCAGTTAGCAGAGCCTGCACCCACTTATGAGGTGCCCGAGGGTTTAACCATTGGTAAGCCCTTTAAGACCCTTGCTCTAGGTCAAGTTAGCTCTAGGCTTAATGGCTCTGCTATTGGTCAAGAGATTGATACAGAGATGCTCTCCGAAATGGTGAGAGTGTTTAAATCGAGGCGAGAAGCAGACCCAGTTATTATCGATTGGCAACATGCTACTAGCCCATTTAATGGAGGCACGCCTGCGCCTCCTGAGTCAGGTAATGCCCTAGGTCTTATAGTAGATGTAGAGCTTAGATCTGATGGCCTCTATGCTGTGCCTGCTTATAATGAGCGTGGCCTCGAGGTAGTTAAAAATGCAGGTGGTGTGCTGTGGTCAAGCCCTGAGTTTATTGCAGGCGAGGTGTTCACTAGAGACGGTGGAGAGCCTATTGGCACAGCCCAATTATTAGCAATCACACTAACCCCACGCCCTGCGCAATCTAATGACAAGATTAGTAGGGTTACACTTTCAGAGAGGATATCTATGATTGATAATCTAGAGTCTATGTCTGCTGATGAGTTGCGCTCTATGCTTGTCGCTAAAGATGAGATGGTGCGTGAGCTTGAGGACAAAATCAAAGAGATGAAAGCTGACTCTGAGGCTAAGCTTACTGAAGAAAAGCCAGAGGATGAAGCTGAGAAGATGGCTGAGTCTAAAGATGAGGATGAGCCTAAGAAGATGGCAGAGTCTAAAGAGGAGGATGAGCCTAAGAAGATGGCAGAGTCTAAAGATGATGAGAAAAAGAGCTATGCCATGAATGAGGGCAATGCTTTACTACTCTCAGAAATCACTGCTCTACGTGAAACCGTTAACGCACTTAAAGCAGAAAAAGAAGCTGTAGAGATGCGTGAGGCTGTTAGCACTTTGTTACGTGAGGGGCGCATTAGCCCTGCTGAGCAAGAGGTAGCTAATCAAGCATGGCAGTTACGTGAGTCAAACCCTGCTTTCTGGCAGATGTTTAATGAGCGCCCTGCTAATAGCTCTGTGCCTCTTAATCAAGTGGGCCATGGCGCAAGTGGTGAGGAAATCACTAAAGCTACTCTGCATGCAGAGGTTAGCAAGTTGCAATCTGAGAAAAGCATCAGCTACTCAGAGGCATTAAATCTATTTAGAACACAAAACCCAGACTATTATAAGCAAGCTTACGGAGTATAACGATGAGCAATCCTAACATTATGAGCTTTGTCGCTGATGGCGCTATTACTGAATACGCTATCGTTTCTATGACTGATGCAGGCAAAGTGTCTGTAACTACTCTTGCCACTGATAATAAAGTGGTCGGTATTGCCCAGCGTGCCTGTGCTGATGGCGAGGCTGTTGAGGTATTAGTGCATGGTATCTCTCGAGTTATTGCAGGTGAGGCACTTAATGAGACTAAATGCATCCTAAGTGCTACTACTGCAGGCAAGGTTCAACCTTGCGAGGCAGCAGATGTTACTTTTTACCCTATCGCTCGTTTACTGCCTAACATTAATCAGATTGATGTATCAGCTAATGAGCAATGTTTTGTTTATTTCTTTGGCCCATCTAGCCTAAACGCATAAGGGAGTTAATCAATGGCTTCATCATATTCTAATTTACATCCTGTAGACCAGATCCTTACAGGCCTTGTAGCTGAGGCTATCCCAAGTGATGCTCAGCTTATTGCAGACAAAGCTTTAGAAGCTATCAAGATCCCTGAGCGCAGTGGTACTCTATTAGTAGAGGAAACACGTAACTTTATGGGTGCAGGTACAGGTCTTGATCTAGAGCGTGCTCCTGGGGCATCTCGTGCTATGATTGGTGGCTTTGATCGTTCTAGCCAAACCTTTAAGGCTAAGATCTACTCAGCATCTGATAGCATTGCCATGGAGGATATCTTTGATTCTCAATATGCAGGCTCAGAAGAAGCACGCATTGCACGCAAGGTAAGCCGAGTGCTTAAGCTTGATCGTGAGAAGCGTCTAGCTGATGTATTATTTAATGAGGTAACATCTACATTTAATACATCAGCAGCAGCCTCTGCATTTAACGCAGCAGGTGCAGAGCCTTTAAGCGAGCTTTTTGACCTTAAAGATACTGTATTTGAGGCATCACATGGAATTAACCCAGATACCCTTATCCTTGGTCGCCAATGCTTTAGAGCACTTGCTAAAAACCCTGAGGTTCGTGGTTATGTAGGTGATAGCACTCTAGGTGTAGCAAGCGGTAACAACCTCCTTAATGATGAGGCTGTACTTGCTGTGCTTCGTGATGTTCTAGGCATCCCTAATATCTATGTGGGTCAAGCTCGTAGAGATACTGCTATTGCAGGTGCTACAAGCTCTGAGTCTTATATCTGGAGTGGCTCTAAATTGTTTATGGGCATCTTGCGTGGCTCTGATGCAGTAGTGCAAAAGAGTGGCAACGTTAAGGGCATGCCTGTTGCTGCGCTTAATCTCCAATACTCAGACATGGTAGCAGGTCAATATGACAGCTTAGACAAGACTCGCCGTTATGTATGGGGTGAGGAAGTTAACACTTTCCATGCTGTAGATGGTACTCTAGGCCACGTACTTACAGGCTGTTTTGCTTAAGGTTTTGATCTGTGCTTTATTGCTCATGTGGATTGCAACAAACTACCCTTTTGAGTGAGGATGCTGATAAGCGTGCAGTAGATGATTTATCTAAGCAGGCTAAAGAGGCATCATCTGCCACTATGGCTACTCTCATTAGGGCGAGGCGTGATCAGATCAGAGCAGAGATAACAGCAGAGAGAGAGATAGAGAAAGCTCTAAATAAATCTTTAGCTTCTCTACTCGACACTATAGAGCAGGCTGTGCAGGCCACAGGCCCTGCCTCTATTATTAATGCCTCTGATGATGAGCTTTTAAATCTGCTAATAGCAGGTGGCTTGGGTGAGGCAGTTTTAGATTTATCTACCCAGCAGGGTAGAATAAATAAAACAGTAGATCGGGTGCTAACAGCTATTGAGCCAAGCTTGAGCTTAGATAGCCTAGCACCACAGGTGGATGCATTAAGCTCTCAGAATATATCTGATATAGTCGAGGGTGTTATACTGCCATCCATTAAACAAAACATAAGAGACAGCCTGAGAGACTTAGAGGTTAATGTGCCTCTTAATACTGTAATGAGTAATCTACAAGTTAAGATGGCTCGAGCGCAGGGCAGGCAGTTAACAGAGATTAAAACTAAGATTAGCCAATATGGCAGAGGCCTAACAGCTATGGCATCTGCTGTGGCTGAGCTTGATCATTATTTATACACTGGGCCACGTGATGGGATTACTAGAGACTTTTGCAAGGCTTTAGTAAATAAGGTGGTAGATGAACAGCAAATGAGTAAGCTCAATAATGGGCAGGGCTTGGCTGTTAAAACCTCGGGCGGTGGGTATAATTGCAGGCACTCATGGAGTCCTGTGACAGAATCATTTATTGAGGTGGCTAAACTAACTAGAGCCACAGCCTCAGATATATCAGATGCTAATAAAGGTGGTAAAAGATGATTAAGGTAGCTAGAGGCTCAGACTACATGTTTAAATGGACTGCCCCACACCCAGTAACAGGCACAGTTACATTTAATCTTTTTAATGGCCCATCAGGTAATCTATCAGAGGACATGACCCAAGGGCGCACAGATGTAACTATTACAGCTATTGCTAGTGATAGGCGTACACTTACCTTGAGTGAGTCTGCATCATCTTTGGTAGCTGATCAGCAGAGAGCTTTTATACTTACTGCAGGTGATACTTATTTCTCTGTAACTCTCTCACGCATCGTAGGCACCACAGCTATCTTAGCTGAGCCCTTACCTCGAGAGATTGATCTAAGCACCTCAGCTACTCTGCATGTGCCCATGTATTACTATAATGTTATCTCTGCTAATCTAAGCAGTGCAGATGGCTATTATAGTTATTCAGTAGTCTACACAGCAGACCTAGGCTCTCAGAATCAAGAGCTAACAGAAAAGGGAACAATTAAAGTAGCCCTAAGACCCTTTGATACTGGGCTTGATCATGCTTCATTACTGCGCATCTTTGCACAGCTTGCAGGCATGGTGCCAAGAAGACAAGCAGACTTTACACCTCAGATTACATCTGCATTAGATGAGCTATCTATGCATATTAGATCACATCTATTAGCAGACAATCTAACAGAGGATGAGGTTTTTAATGCTGAGAGTTTTAAGCTTGCTCATGCTTACTGCACAGGTGCCTTGATCTATGAGCAATCTGCTCAGCTTGATATGGCTGATGCCTTTAGAGCTAGATGTACTGAGCTACTTAATAAGGCGCTTGAGAGTGTGGCCTTAGATATAGATGGTGATGGCATTATAGATGATGGTGAGGAAAGCTTAAGCAAGTCAGGTGGCTCACCTACTGACTTTAGAGCATCATGGCGTGGCTATAATAAAAAGGATAATGATCTTACCTTTACACCTGCCCGAGGCATGAGGCACTAATATGCCAGCTAAGATTAATATAAAGGTGCCTCGTACCTTGTGGACAGCACAGGACAGCATGAGGCTTGCACAAAACACCTTAGCATCTATCAAGCTTAGAACATCTGAGGGAATAGATGCCAATGGTGTGCCCTTTGATGATTACTCTCAAGAGCCTATCTATGTGGCTAAGCAAGGTGCAAGGCTTGCGCCCAAGGGTGGCAGGCCATCACGCACAGGCCAAAGTATTTACTATGCAGGTGGCTATGAGCAATATAAAGAGGATAGCAGGCGTAGAGGGCGCAAGGGTAATAATGACTCTGCTCAAGTAGACTTGGTGCTTAGTGGTCAGTTGATGAATAACTTGATAGTTAAAGAGGCTACTGCCACAGGCTTTACCATTGGTTTAACTAAACATGTGCAGAGCTATGGTTATCATGTTAATAGTAAAAGAGAGTTTTTAGGGCTTACTGATGATGAGATAGATATACTCAGTGAGGCTGTGGGTATCGAGGTTAGGAAAAAATTAGGAGT